TAGTTTATCGCTTCCAGCCTTGGTTGAGCCATTTCCGAGAGCCGCAACCACGTCCGCAGGGAACACAAACTCCCCGTCAGCCAACATGGCCGGGATGTCATCAGACTGGCCGTCGCCGGGTCCGGTCACGGCGTTGCCAGTGCGGAAGTCCAAGCGGGCTTTGCCAGCGTGCTCAACGATAGGCAGACCGCCACCAGCGTAGCGACCGTAGCGGGTAGATCCGCCGCCAGCAAACAGAGGCGTCGCAAGGCCACCTGCCTTGGAGTACAGCATCTGCGTGCCGGGGTTGCTGCCAAGCATTTGGTCAATCTCGGTCGAATTTCCATAGTTGAAGTAATTCGACTCGCCCTGCTGATTTTTTTGGGGGTCAAGTTCTTGGTTCACTGGGGCCGCCTGTTGAAGTTGTTGTTGAGTCTGTTGTTCGGTTTGCTGTTGCGGTTTGCCTTCATATGAGCCTTCTTTCACCATTTTCTCGAATGGCGACAAGATGCTTTCAAATTTGGCGTCACCAGTTGTTTTGTAGCCAATATCTTTAAAGCCCGGCGTTGAAGTGTCAACCAAGTCCGCCCCAGCGGCAGTGCCGCCGATGAGCGCCATGGCCTTGCTTAAACCGCTGTTCACTTTGGATTGGTAATCTTTTGCAGCCTGAACTTTTGCAGCTTGTTTTTGCTGCTCTTGAATGTCGGTCACGCTGGTCTGCAAACCACTCACGCCAGTGCCCAGCTCTTTCAAGGCCAAATTGGTAGCGGCCTGATATGTCTGGCCTTGCAACATCAGCTCGTCGACGCGGGCATTGAACTGCGTCTGGACGTTGGTGATGTTTTTGGTCAGGTCCGTCTTGACGCCAGCAATCTGCTCAGTGGTCGCCAAAGCTGCATCGGCAATTGCTTTATTGATGTCCACGCCCATTTTGATCTGGGCATTGACAATGTCTTTTTGGCCTTGGGTAAGCGAGTCAAACTTGGTCTTGACGTCACCGCTCAATGTACTGAGCTGAGTCTTGACGGTGTTGATCTGATCCGTTGTCAACTTGGCTGAATCTGCGATCGCCTTGTTAATGTCGATGCCTTGTTGCGTGTACGCTTTGACGATGTCTTTTTGACCCTTCGTGAGCGTATCAAATTTGGTTTTGACATCCGCGCCGAGGTTTTCAATTGCGGTGTCGAAGGTTTTGTTGGTGACAAAGTCCTTTGTGGCATTTGTAACGGCTGTAGTGACATCGGCGGCAGTAACGCCGGGATTGTCCGTCATGTAGGTTGCAATGGCCGTGGCAACATCATCAGCGGTCAGGCCGGGGTTGGCGTCCATGGCGGTCTTGATTTCCGCAGCCACGTCAGCTTTGGTCAGCCCAGCAGGGAACTTAATACCCGCAATAGCAGTCTCGATATCCTTTGTGGTGGCCAGACCTTTAGTGGCGGTACTGATAGCCGTGCTGACATCCGCAGCGGTTAAGCCGGGGTTGGTTGTCATGTAGTTTTTGATGGCCGTGGTAACGTCCTTTGCGCTCAAGCCGGGGTTCTTGGACATGTAGTCCTCGATGGCAGTAGTGACGTCGGCAGCCGTAATGCCAGCAGGGAACTTGATGCCCGCAATTGCAGTGGCGATGTCGGCTTTGGTGGCCAAATTCTTTGTGGCATTGGTCACCGCAGTGTTGACATCGTCAGAAGTGATTGACGGGTTGGCCGCCATGTAATCTTTCACCGCCGCAGTCACATCCGCCGCACTCAATGTTGGGTTCAAGGCGGCAAAGTTTTTGATGGCCGTGACCACAGAGTCCATGCTGACGCCTGCGGGCAATTTGATACCAGCGATTGCTGTCGTGATGTCGTCTTTAGTGGCCAAATTTTTGGTTGCGTTGGTGATCGCAGTGTTGACATCCGCAGATGTAAGTCCCGGGTTGGCCGTCATATAGGACGTAATTGCCTTAGTAACATCGGCAATCTTTAACGAAGGGTTTGCATCCAACGCGGTTTTGATTTGCGTGGCGACGTCTGCGGCGGTAAGCCCTGCGGGGAACTTGATGCCCGAGATGGCAGTTTCAATATCTTTCTTACTGGCCAGATCTTTGGTTGCTGAGGCAATTGCAGTGTTGACATCGGCGGCACTCAATCCGGGGTGAGCCGTCATGTAGGCTGTGATAGAGCTTGTGACGTCAGCAGCGGTCAAGTTTGGGTTTGCGGCCAGCGCGGCTTTGATCTGTGCAGCAACATCGGTGGCAGTAATTCCAGCGGGGAACTGGATGCCTGCAATAGCGTTGTTGATTGCCGTGGTAACTTTATCTGGGGTGACCGTGCTGGCAGCCTTTGCGGCGTTGTAGGCGGCGGCATCACCGTTGTATTGGGTGTACGTTGCGTAGTCGGGGAAGCCAGCCGTTGTGGCCTTCAAAGTGTTGGCCGTGTTTGTCAAATATGTTGCATAAGCAGTTGGGTCCGTGTACCCAGCCGTGCTTGCTTTTGTCTGCTCTGCCGCATCTTTCCACCCGGCAATTTTTGCGTCTGAGTCTGCTTTGTATGCATTCACGTCGCCGTTGTATTGCGTGTAGGCGGCATAGTTGGGAAAACCAGCAATAGTAGCCTTCTGAGTGTTTGCGGCGTCCGTCAGGGCTGTGTCGTAAGCGTTCTTATTTCCGCCATACAGCGTGTATGTGTTGAAGTCAGGGAAACCTGCTTTTGTGGCCAAAGCTGCATTGGATGCATCAGACAGGGCGGCGTCGTAAACAGCCTTATTGCCGTTGTACTGAGTGTATGTCGCGTAGTCCGGAAACCCTGCGGTTAATGCGGTCTGCTTGTTTGTCTCGGCAGTTTTTGCCGCCGTGTAATCAGCAACCTTGCCGTTATATTGCAAGAACGTAGCGTAGTCAGGAAACCCTGCTTCTGTTGCTTTGCGGATGTTTGCAGCGTCTTCGTTGACCTTGTTGTAAGCGGCAACATCACCCTTGAATTGAGTGTATGAGGCGTAATCAGGAAAACCTGCGGCCTTGGCTCTTGTTAAATTTGCAGCGTCTGTTTTGGCAGTGTTGTAGGCGTTAATGTCGCCGCCATATTGGGTGTACGAAGCAAAGTCAGGGAACCCGGCAGTCGTTGCCGTTCTCAAGTTTGCAGCGTTTGTCTGAGCCGTGTTGTACGCCTGAATATCGCCGCCATACTGTGTGTATGCAGCGTAATCGGGGAAGCCCGCATCGGTTGCTCTCTTGGTATTTGCCTCGGATGTTTTAGCCGTGTTGTAGGCCGCCACATCTCCACCGTATTTGGTGTAGGAAGCATAGTCAGGGAAGCCTGCGGTGGTAGCCTTGAGCGTGTTTGCTGCGTCAGTTTTTGCGGCGTTGTAGACCGTCAAATCGCCGTTGTACTGGGTGTAAGTGCCGTAGTCAGGGAACCCGGCGGCCTTAGCCAATGCGGTGTTCTGAGCGTTGTCGTACAGCGTTTTGTCGCCACCATACTGTTGGTAAGTGGCATACGATGGGAAGCCTGCTTTTTTGGCAACATCCTCGTAGTCTTTGGCAGATTGCAGAGTAGATGAGCCGTTCAAAACGCTCGAGTTAAATACCGTCTTGAACTCTGATGATGGTGTCGTGTACACATCGTTCAAAACTGTACTGAAATCAAGAGTCGGGTTCTTCTTGAGAATTGAGTCGATGTTCCCCAGCGTAATTGCTGTGCCGTCTGCGGCCTTATAAACCACAGTGCTGTAGTCGGTGACACTTGAAGGCAAGAAGCTCTTCAGCTCGGTCGGTGAAATGCCAATCTGTTGGCCAACAGCAGACAAAGCGCCGAGCGTAATATCACCGCCATTGTTTGAAGATCCAATGTTTGCGGAAGAGTCAAGAGTCTTGAGGTCGGCAATCTTCGAGCCGTCCATCAACTCTTTCAAGGTCACGTTGTTGCCAGCGTAATCCTTGGCCACGATTGCAGCATCGTTGATTGATTTTGCGCCAAGCAAAGAGGTGACCGTAGTGCCACCAATCATGCCTTCATACAAAGCGCCAGCGGTAGCCGACTGCAAATCTGTTTTTCCAGTTGTGAGGTACTGAGTCGACAAGTTTTGCGGGATCGCTTCCAGCGTCTCACTCAAGGCGTTTGTCGCAATCGTTGAGCCATACTTGGCGGCGTAGTTCACAACGCCTGTCTCCAAGCCTTTTACGAAATGGCCAAGCAACAGTCTGTCTGCAATGAATTCAGCAGGCGCGGTGGCCAAAGCATGCAGCGCTCCATTGACCATGGCTTTTTCGCGGGCAGTGTCTTCAGAATAGCCTTTGGCTCGCAATGCGTCATAGACCTCACGGCCACCAGCGCCCATCGACTCAAGTGCGTCAAGGCCAGCGGAAATGGCAGCCTTGACCGTAAGAGTTGCGCCAACACCCAGCGCCATGGGAGCCATGAAAACACCAGCAATAGAGGCCGCGATCCAACCGGGGGCCTCCTGAATGATCTCTTTGCCCGTGCTCGACATTATCGACAGCGGGTTTTCTTTTGCGGCAGTAAACAAAATCCGCGCCTGATCCAGCGGGTTCTTGTACAGGGCCGCAACGCGAACAGCAGACTCCATGTTGGCGTCTTGCTTCAGGATGTCAGCGCCGTCTCGATCCTTGCCCCACTGCTCAATTGCCTTGCCTACGTTGTAGACTGAATTGTTCATGTTGGAGCCTGTATACAAGGCTGCTGCGTTGGCAAAGTTTTGCAACAACTCACCAACACCTTGAGCGCCAGTGGCTTGCGCTTGCTCGATCCAGTTTGTTGCGCGGACTGCCGTTGCAGTTTTGTCATCAGCAAGGTTCAGTGAGCCGCCAGTCAGGTTGCCCATTGCATCATAGGTGCGGGTGTCAACGTAGACGTTCCCGTCCTTCTTGCCGTAGTAGATATTTTCAACACCAGCAGGAGGGCCGCCAAAAATGCCTCGGCCAGATCCAGCCGTAGTGCTGCTGGGCATCATGTCAATCAGGGCTTGCGTGTTCAGCGGGCTGATGAAGCCACGACCGCCACCAACCACGTTGCTGCCAGCCATCATGTCAATGATCTGCTGGGTATTGTTGACGTTCAAGAAGCCGCGTCCAGCACCTGTCAAAGCGCTTGCAGGCATCATGTTGATGCGTGACTGAGCGTCGGCCATCATCTTGTCAATGCGAGCCTTTTTCTCTTCTGCTGTTTCGGTTGTAAACGTCCCAGTTACGCCCGTTTCGGGGTTGGTCCATTCAAAAGTTTTACCCGGCCCCCGAAGCTCGCGCTCCGCCCTGTAAGCCTGCGTGAAACTCAGCTTTGTGTCTCGGTCAGGGAACTTGTAGTCAGAAGGAAGATCGAGGCCGTTGATGGCTTGATCTTGGGCAGTTGTGACCACGTCTCCAGACTTGCGAATGGCATTTAGCTCGGCTGCCGTTGGCTCTTTGCCTGCAATAGTCGAGTATGCGTCTTTGGCTTTCTGGTCAGCCAATTCAGTGATGGGGGTAGTGACCTTATCGGTGTACACGCCACCTGCAAGTTTTTCTGCTTCTGCTGCGGTTGGCGTAAAGCCATAGTCGCGCTTGCAGATGTTCTGCACGTCAGTGGTCGAAAGCACGCGGCCTGCGTTATCGTCAAAGTCAATCTTGGAGCCGTCAGTGCCAGTGAAGTCCATGACCTTCTGGGGGATGCCTGCGGCGTTTGTGAACACCTGCTGGCCGTCTTGCATGAACTTACCTTGGCTGGTCAGCGTCATGCCGTTGGAGAGCGTCCAATTGCCGTCTGCGTCCTTGCTGGTGACTTTGATGGCCCCAGTGTTCAAGGCGTCGATGGTTGCATCGCGTGTGGCCACTTCAGCCAAAGCCTTGGTGTAGTTCTCGGCGGAGCGATCAGCGGCGTCTTTGGTCTTGGCCCAAGCGTCGTATTTTGTTTGGTAGGCGTCGGCGGCAGCCTTCAATGTGGCAGCAGTTGAGCCTGCAACAGATGCGTCCTCGACGTCTTTTTTGATGACTTGAAGATCTGCAATTTTTTTGTCAATAGCTGTTTTTGTATCGCCCAGACCATCGATCATGGCCTTGTTGTCGTCATACAGTTTTTGTGCAGCGGTTTGCGTTGATGTGGCTGTGTCAGCCGCAGCGTTCGCCGCTGTGGCGGCAGCGTTTGCTTTGTCTGCGTAAGACTGTTGAGTAGGCGCGTCGTTGACAACACGCCATGTTGGGTAGCCATCGTCGTCCAAGATGGAGCCGTCTGGCTTGTAATACCTGTAAGGTTGGTTTGTATCTGTGTCGAAGCCTTCTGTCCACACCCCACCAACGCGCCTATAGTAGGTAATGGCGTTTGAGTTTTCATCAACAGTGAATTCGTACCCAAGACTTTTTATTTTGGCGTCGTAGTTTTCGTAAGCCCACTTGTTGTCGTCGAAGATTTTCTTCTGTTCGTTAAACGTGTTTACAGCGGCCTCGTTGTCGGCAGCAAGTTTGTCGTATTCCGTTTTGAACGGGTTGTACTGTTCGTCTAGGACTTTTTGATATGTTGCAGCATCTTCGTTGATTCCATTGCGAAGGGCCTCACCTTTTTTGACTTGGGCGTCATACTCGGCTTTTGCTGTGGTGTACTTGTCCTGCGCAGACTTGGCCGCCTCAGTGTCTGTCGTCAAAAGCTTGTAGGCTTCTTTTGCTGACTGCAACAGCGAAGTGCCGCCCATGTTGATGGTGGCGTATGCAATGTAGTTGCCAAGGGCCTGAGCAGGGTCGCCCTTGCCGGAAATGATTGTGTTCAGGGCGGTGCTTGTTGCGCCCTTCATTACGTTCAAAGCTTTTTCGCTGAAGCCCCAGTTTGGATCTTTGTTGACAGAATCAAAATAGCTGTCGGTCGATGCGTAAACCAAGCCAGAGGTGAAGCCAGATGCAATGCTCTGACCAATTGGCTTGCCTGTCAGCGCAGCGTTGATACCGCCAACAAGGGCAGAGTTCATGCTCGAGGTTGCGATCTTTGCGATCTGCACAGCTTGGTCTGGAGCAAGGTTGAACTTCTCCATCATGGAGTCGGTGAAGTCACCCGCGAATGCGTTGCTGGTGTAGTTCTTGATGTCAGCGCCAATTTGTGTGTCGGCCAAGAACGTCGATCCGGCGTATGAGACAGCCGCAGATTTGGCGATGTCTTCAAGCTTTCCGCCTTGCGCCGCCGTGATTACCGCAGCGGTCACATAAGGCGGAATACCCACCATCGCGCCGCCAATTTGCAGCAGCGTTGGAATGGGATTCTTGAGAATATTGCTGACGGTGTTTCCAACCGCCTTGACTGCGCCTGAAATCGCGTTGCCAATTCCTTTGACAACCCCGCCAACGGCACTTACAACGCCAGAAATGGCATCCCCGATGCCACCCACAATTCCTTTGACTGCATCAACAATTCCACCCATGATCAGTCCCTTTTCTCACCAGTGGAAACCGCAAAAAGATTGTGCTCGCTGTCAAATTTTGTTTTGACTGCTGGGTTTTTCATTTTCCGGGCCGCAGCTTTTAAAATCCTGACAAGCTCTGGCGTGTGAATTCTTGCGACAAGAGTGTCAAAACCTAATTTGCGAGCTGACTCTAAAAATTGGTGCATGTTTTCAATGTAATTTGGAACGGTGTCGCCGTTGTAAGCATGCACATACCCAACGCGCCCCTCGAAAGCAGCGATCGTGAATAACGTGTTGCCTGCCCGAATGCGGATCAAGCTTTTTTCACTGTACATCTGAACCATCATGGAGTACAACATCCGCTCAGAACTGACGTGAGCTTTTTTAGCGGCTTGCGCAACCATTCTTTGGCCATCCTTGTCCTCATGCGAAGCCACCACAAAAATATCTGTGGGCTTGAGCATGTGCTCCTTGGAGCTGACGGGGTGAATACCTTCTGCACTCATGTTGTTTGCGTCGCCGGGTTAACTGCTGCCACCATAGCCTCGGCCCAATCAAACCAATTGTCGTACTGGTCCGTTCGGGGCGTGGCCTCGTTCGAGAAGACGTCGATCGCATTCAAACCATTACCCCAGAGCTTCCAATCCGTCAAGGCATTTGGAATCTCAAGGTTCTGAGCACCATAAAGCTCGCACATGAGGGACGCCCACGACTCAAACGTGTGGTAGCGGGGGTCGTAGACCTGTGCGGGATTAAGGGCCATATGGCCTCACGTCGCCGATCTCGGCATCGAGAAGCAATTTACCAAGCTGGTAATTTCCACCAGCTACGTCAGAGATGAATTTCAAACGCAATTCACGACGCTGCTCGCGCATATCGATTTTGCCAGTGTTGGGGCCAAAAACATAGGGGCCAGACTCTTTGTCCTCGCCCTGTGCGAATGGTCGACCAGTCACGATGCAGGTCATCTCACCCTCTTGCAAGAAGTCAGGCTCGATACGCTCCAAGCGAATCCAGCGGTTTTGGCCATCTGCGGTTGGCTGAGAAGGCCCGCCACCCAACCAGCTCAAGTCGTTGGTCTCAAAAGAGCTGAGGATTGAGCGCACGTTCTGGCCATTGATCTCATCCGTGCCAATCTCGTGCTGATACATGGCGATTAGGTTGGCAGGGATCGAAAAGGTAAGCGAAACCGATCCGGTTCCGGTCGACGCGGCGGACATCTGGATGGCCTGAGCATAGATGGCCGTCACTGGGATCGAAAATCCCGAGCCTGTGCCGCCCAAACTGGCCGCCGTGGCGCTCAGGACGTTGCCAACGACATAACCCGCTCCACGGGCCGTAATGGTCACGGTGGTAACTGCCCCTCCAGAAACGCCGATCGTGGCCTTAGCGCCCGATCCTGAGCCTCCTGTGAGGGTTACGTTGGGGTATGAACCGTTGACATAGCCAGATCCGGGGGTGATCGTGCCCAGCGTCTTGATGTTGCTTGTGGTGATGGCTTTGACGGTCGTTCCGGTGGGGATGTTGGAGCCAGAGATGACCTGACGCAGCGCAACCTGCGTGTTGTAGGTGTCGCTGTACAGGAAAACACTGCCAGACACTTCGTTGAAAGTGCCAGTAAACACGGTCTCGGCGGTGCTGGTATGCCAGTCGGCGGCCACGGGGTAGGCAAACACCTGCGAGAAGTACCCGGCGGAGCGCTGCGCACCACGAGCCTCGCCTGCGTCGTACCAAGTGTTCTCGCGCACGTTGTAGATGATCGCGTCGGTGCATTCGGTTGCATCGCCACGGGGGTAGAACCACCAGATCTCGCCGTAGCGAGGGACCTTCGTCGCCCAAACCTTCTGACGCTGGTCATAGTTTAGGTTGTCGAAGAAGTAGTTCTGGTTCATGTTGTTGGGGATCTCTTTGACCACACCGTTGTACAACAGGAAACGGTCAACGCCGCACCAGTAGTAGACGCCGTCGTACTCAATGGCCGACTGCGAAGACAGAATTGAGGACTGGCTGCTGATGATGTCGTAGCGCCAGTATTGGGGAGGAGTTCCAGTGCCGCCAATGAACGACACGCGGATCAGGCTGTCAAGGCTCCAGAACAGGCCAGAAGGCGCGTTTGAGCCACCCCTGACGGGTAGGCCTTGGACGATCTTTCCAGAGGCCACGTTGGTCGCGTTGGCGTCCGCAGAGACCCAGTCGTTGGTGTTGCCAGCCGAGCAGTTCTGGATCAGGCCGTTGTTACCGTACACGAACAGGTACGGGTGCAGCGACACAATGCCGCCAGACACCGAGATGTTGTTGTTGAAGGTCAGCACCACAGTGCCAGAGGCCGTGGCGTTGTTTGACAAAGTCAGCGTGGTGGTAGATATTGACACCACCGTGGTGTTGGCAGGGATGCCCGTGCCTGTCACAGTTTGGCCAGCGCCGATCAACGGGTTGGCCGCAGCCAAAGTCACCGTGGGGCTGAGTGCAGTGGTGGTCCCGCTATCAGTAAAAACACCTACCTGCTGCATATTCAATGCAGTGATGTCGCCAATCAGCACCGGGGTGTTGGTATCGTTGTCGATCGAGGCAAGGTTCTGGCCGGGGTGGGCGACCAAAGACTGCAAGCCTGTACCCGCCACGTCGTAGAAACCGTCAAACTGCCAAAGGTTCAGGTTGGATTGGGTGAAGTTGGCCAAGGTAAAGTCACCCACACCAGCGCCCACGCCGTTGTTGTCAATGGTCAGGACTTGCAGGCCGTTGTTGTAGCCACTGAAGATTGACGTGAAAGCGTTCTGCGGGTTCACCCAGATGCCGCGAGATGGGCCTGTGAGCTGGTCCGAAATGACGCGGTATCCGCCGATCTTGCGGGGGCGGCCACGCTGAAAGCGCACCCATTCGCCGTCGTTGTAGAACTGCTTGTCGAAGACCGTGCCGTCGCGCTGGATGCCCGGCTGCGTATCGAGGGAGAAGACCTTGGCTGTCATCAGAAGGTCCCGCCCTGAACACCCCCAGTAAAGTTTCCAGTGCCCGGTATGTTCAGCCCTGTGGACGTCAGGCCAAACAGCTTGACGCCCAAGATTGAGATACCGAATTCACCAGAGCCGGGGCGGTAGATACCCGTCGACGTCTCCGTCGCAAAGTTCAGCGATGGAGCACCCACCGTGCCATCCACCAAAGACACGTTCACCGCACCAGCGGCGATCGTCGAGGCGTTGAGCAAGTTGACCGAGTCGCACAGCAAGATCACCTGCTGGCCAGCGGGAACCGTGGCAGTCGCGCCGCCCGCGCCCGTGGTGAAGGTGATCTGGTAGCCGGGGCCACCACCGTTGGTTTGGTTGGTGATGTAGTACACCTGCACGGTCTGCGGCAGGACCACAGTCACGTTGCCCGTCAGGGTCCCGGTGTACTTCTGAATCGTGTTGGCTGCCTCTGACGCGGTCAGGGTGTAGCTGCCAGTCACCACAGCCTTGGTGAGCTGGGTGAAGTTGAACTGAGTGCTGCGGCCAAGGCCCACGGTGTAGAAGGCAGCGCCAGAGCAGCAGATCACGCAAGAGTCAGCAGGCTGCAAGGCGATCGTTGACGCGCCGTTGATCTGAATGCCGCCCGATGGGGCGATGGTCAAAGTGCCAGATCCGCCGTTGCGGACCATCATGTACCAATCATTGCCCAGCGTAATGGCAGATGTCAGGGTCAGAGTTCCCGACCCCCCCGTCCACACATAGGTCGACGCCCTGTCGGTGTTGATCGCTGTGTAATTTGACGCAAACGTGTTGACCTCATTGGCCGAGTTCAACGTGTTTGAAATAGCCTTGAGACCAAACCCAGCAAGGGTGGCCGCGTCGACGTTTGATGTGCCCACGCCAAAGGCAATCAGGCCCCATGTGCCCGCCGTGGTGGCGTTGTCGGTCAGGTAGATGTACTTGGCCTCGCCCGGGGCGATCGTGACGATTGAGCCACCGTCATAGTCACGCACCGTGAAGGTGTAGGAGCCGACGTTGCGGAACAGCGCGTCAATGCCGACAGACGCCTGATTTGCGGGCGGCATGTCCAAAGTGAACGAGTCCAGCGTGAACGTCAAGCCAGTGGTTGTGCCAACCGTGGTGGCCACCGCAGCGCCGCCCAGTGTGGCTGACAACGTGAAGGTCGTCGAGCCGTTGGTGACGATGATGTAGTAGGTGTTGCCAGTCGTGATGCCAGTCGACGTGCCAGTGGAAATTCCAGTGACGACGACAGCTTGGCCAACAAACAAGCCAGAGGTTGTGGTGCAAGAGCACTGGCCATTTGTGCCCGTGACGGTGACGCCAGAAAGGACCGCGCCGCTCGAAAGCGACGAGACATCCATGATTCTGGCTGCGGCGTTGTCTGTGACGCTGCCGTTGATCGGCCACGACAGTGTTTCGTCAGCAACGAGCGTGATCTCTCTGTAGGAGACGTCGGTCGGTTGAATTACCTGACCAGTGAATGGACTGTTGAAACTCATGAATCCCTCGCAATCGCCTGACGATCAGCGCCGCGTGTGACGTTCTCCGTCTTCAGGACTTCAATAATTCGGTCATAGTTGCTTTGCCACATGGGCATGCGCTCGTCGTTCTTGAGGAACGGCATGGCTTGCAGCAAAGTTCCGTACAGCAGCGCCTGTGGGGCGTACTGGGTGAACCAGTTGGATTGGTTCGACGAATCCAAGGGCTGCACGCGCTCGTAGTACAGCACCTCGTAGGCGTAGTCGACATCAGGCGTCGGGCCAATCAGCCAGTGCTGGTAATCGTAGTCGCAGAAGAACAGCGGCGTGTCGGTCGATGTGGCGTCTGGCCAGTATTCGCGGATGTACTCGTAGGTGCGCAGCAGCACGGGCTGGCGTTTGCCTGCCACGGTCACGTTCATCGACACCGTCTTGCGCCACCGCGCAGGCTTTGGAATGACGTTTTCACCTTGGACCATGGTGCTCTCGGCGACGGTCAGGTTGCCGAGGAACTTGATCTCAGCCGCAATGATTTGCTCCGCCAGCATAATGAACTGCGGAATCTTTTCTAATGTCTGCGCGTCAGTACGCTCCAAATATGTCTGGATGTCATTGACCAGCGAGTCATACGTCATTACGGCGGCGACTGTCATTTTGTTCTCCGTTATCCGACGTTGCGCTCAAAGTGCGGGCAATCAAGCAGTGACTTGAAGTTGCCGCCCCAGCGGTTTTTGGGGTTCAAAGACTCCCAGAATGCGCCAAGCGGAGCGAGCTGCTCCCTGTCCCAGATTATCTTCCCGTCCTTGAAGAAATTCAAGTCGATGGCACACCGCTTCAGGTGGATTGAATTGAGGGTCTTGGAGCGGCCTGTTTTGACGTAGATGGCCTGTTGCTCAGGGGTACGGGCCAATTCGCCTCCAGTGACCGTCCAGCCCTGTTCTGTAGCGTATTGGATCAGCTTGCAGGCGTCCAGCAGGAACGCGGCTTGTTCTTGGCTGAGGCTCATTCTTTGGACCCCTTACGCATTTCCATGACCTTCTCGACGGTGCGGCCACCAAAGTAGGCCGTCATGACCAGCATGCCCCATTGACCCAGCAGGGCAACGTAGGACTCTTGAACCTGAATGCCTGCGGCGCTCAAACCAGCAAAGATCAGGTAGGCCGTCAGGATGTAGATCAGCGTGCCGGGTCGAATGTTCTTGGACAGCCACGAGTCGGAGGCCATATCAGCCTTCCAGCGGTCGCTGACGTTGTTGTCTTGGTTGGCTTGAGCCGCCAACAGGGCTTTGAGTTCTTCTTGCTCGAGGCGGGCCTTCTCGATTCCCAGCTCGAGCAAACGCTCTTCGTGGTCGTACTGGAGCTGGCGCAGCTTGCTGACCTCTTCAGGGTTTGGGTTGTCGGAGATCTTGACGCCAAGCGTGCTCTCAACGACTTCTTTGCCCTTGGCTTGGATCGCAGATGACAAAAGACCCAAGCCGTTTTCAGCAAGGGTCCCGAGTAGTGAGGCAACGATTGGGATCACGTCAGTCCTTTCCGGTCACGGTTGAAATCTTTTTTGAGACTTGGACCTTTTCTTCCAAGATTGCAATGTGCATTCGGTTCTCGGCAATCTGGTCTCGGTTGCGTTGAATCTCTTTTTCAAGATCTTGGCGCAGTTTTTCACGGGCCAATTCAGCGCCAGAGTTTGGCGCTTGCCTGTTGTCCGATGTGACAACCAGCGAAATTTTGCTGTTGAGGATGGTGACCTCGTGCGCCAAGTTTGACAGGGCGCTCATCAAGTAAACAACGCAAGAAAAAAGCAGAGGCAAAAGAGCAAAAGTGATCTTCTCAATGAGCTGACCCTTGGCTTCCATGTTCTGAATCTTCTCCTCGCTCATTTACATCCCCAATAATTTCTTCACAAATTCGGCTGCAACTCCGGGTCCAAGCAGCACAGCCACGATTACGATGTACAGCAAGTACTCGATCTTGGTCATGCGCTTGGAGCCGTCGTCAAAGCGGGCCTGAATGCCCTCGTAACGCTGGGCACAGATTGCCTCGTGAACACTCAACCTCTTGTCGGTTTCGTTGGCAAGTTCGTGTACTTCATTCATCAGTCAAAGCCTCGAAGTGTCTTCGCCAAGCGAGCACGTTGCCCAAGCTTGCCGGTGGCCTTAGCGGCCTTGTCCAGCTTCTTTTTGGGAATCGTCTTGTCCATGGGGACGTGCAACGACTCTTTGAGAGCGCCGGGGTGGGTGATTGCTTTCTGAATCCACTTCGTGGCCATGATGATTTACTCCTCTGCTGGGGATTCAGCAGGCGCTGCGGGGGCAGCTTGAGCTTGCGCTTCTTGCTGAATGCCGTTAATCAGTTGTTGCACTTGGACAAACGGTTGATTGCCCAAATATTGCAGGATTGCGTTGACCAGTTCGGTTGAAAGGGTGATTTTTTGCATGAAACTCTCCGTGTAATTGCCGCTGTTAGGGCCAGCGGTTTGCCCATCTTCAATTATGCCGCAGGAGCTGCCCAAGGCAAAGGTGGCGTGACGATTGGCGGGTTGATCAGGTTGTCAATCTGCCCTTGTACTCCAGCCTCGACATCGGACTTGTTAACACCACTTGCCCAAACCCAGCCCAAGACTTGGTCTTGAGTAAGTTGGTCGTAAGGGGTGAACGTGCCTTCAGGCATCGGGAACGATGCTCCACCACTGATACCTGACGTGTAGGCATCTTGAGTGCCGCTACACAGCCATCCAGCGGTGATTACGACGTCAGTGTATGAACCATCTGTGGGTTTGCACTGCATCCACTCAATTGACCAAGTGATAGTTGCTGACATAATTTTCCTTTCACAGCCACGGGGCTTGTACGGTTTCAATAACGGGTTTTGCTTGTGCGGCTTCGTGCTCAATGACCGACTGCAATCCAAACTTCAATGCGTCAATTTCGGATTGACCAAGGTGCGCAGTTACCCACGCAAGAATTTGGTCTTGAGTGAGGTCTTTGAATGCCGTGAAGCTGTTGAAGTCAGGTTCTGCAAACTCAATCGTTTGAAAAGAATTTTGAGTCTGGCCCATGTGCTCACAGGCAATTTGAAACCTAACGCTCTTGACAATATTTTGCGCTTGGTCTGTTGAGTAAACCTTGAAGTCTTCAAGGTTGTATTTAAATGATGCCGTCATGTTGTCTCCATCAAACAGTTGCAAATCTTTGAACAGCCACAGTGTATGGAGTAGTACCACCAGTGCGGGTAATAGTGAATGAACCGCCACCACCGTTAAACACTACAGAATAACTGTTTGGCGACGAACTAAATTCGGTGAAGTTAACGGTTGGACCTTGTCCAACAGCCCATGTTCCAAGTTGAGGATTTAAAACAGTCCAGCCATAAGCTATGCCGCCGCCAGCATTTGGATAAAAAGGAATTGATGCAAGGCCAGTTGCACGGATGTGAATCATGCCTGCACAAGATTCTATGTTGCTAAATTGGTGCGGGCTATTGTCGCTGTATGTTGCCTTTATAGAAATTTGAAAACTGTTTGTGTTGTTAATAGATACGTCTGAATATGAGCCAGTTATTGCATTGAACAAGCCGCTACTTTCTATTCTGGCGCGTTCTGTTTTACCGTCCGAATTGTTAAGGTTGAACAGCAAAGAACCGCTTGAATTAACAGAAATACTTGAGGCGGCAACTCCAGAATAAGTAATTCCTACGCCAGCCGTATCATTGCTTGATCCAAGAATAGTAAGCCTACGACCGTCGTTGCCTGTTCCGCCAATAGTTACAAGTCCACCAGCAGGCTGAAGATAAAGGTCATACGCCGTGGCAGTACCATCTACACGCTGTTGTTGAATCCAGCCGTAGCCAAATCCAGACGTGCCAATCATTGTTCCGTAGCCAGCGGCCTCACCAAAAAACGCTTGGCCGCTTGCAACGCCCAAAGTAGGAGTGGAGTAGACAGTGCCTTGCACCGTCAAGCGATTACGAGCAGTTTGTGTACCCAAAAGAAGGTTAGATGCCGCATCAATACGCAATCGCTCTACATAAGATGACCCGTTGTAACCTTGGAATACAAAAGCACTTGCGCCGCTGGCTTCTTGAACTTGCCCGAAAAATATTTCAGCCGAACCACCTTGTGTAAATTCAATACCATTTGCCGCCCCAGAAGCCGAACCACCCGTCAATAAAATACGGGCAGTTGCTCCGTTGTAGGAGGTGGCGGAATATACAGTTGCATTTATCGAACTAAATGCAGAAGTTGCGCCAGATGATCCAGAGTTAACTTGCAACTTATAGTTAACTGTTGAGCCAGTACCAACGCCAAAATTTCCGTTGGCATCAAAGAGAGCACGTCTTGTTCCGGCAGTGTAAAAGCCAACAGTGTTTGGGTTGACAGCGGCAGTACCAGCAAAAGCCACGATACCTGATGTGTATATGCCTGAAGAGCCAGCAGACACTTCGGTGATGCTCTGGTCTAGGAATTGACCAATGTATGCCGTTGATACGTTTGTGTCGCCTGATGTGAGTCGACCAGCACTTAGCTGAGAACTGATTGCCAAGCCTGCGCTGGATGTGTTCAGTGCGCCACCTAAAACTGCAAACTTTGCGCCATAATTATTGGAAGTTCCAATACCCGTATTGCCGCTGTGATAAGCCGCGCCATCATTTCGGACATAGAAAATGTTGCTTGCGGCTGAGTCGTCAATGTACAAAGACCATGTGGCACTTGTTGCTCCAGCGCCTTTAATGTATTGCCGAACCGTGGAAATTGGTGCGCCACCCAAGCCCAACGTACCATTATCGTTTAGGGTCAACAAATCTGTTGTGGTAGACGATGCGCGTTTGCTCAAGGCAAAGCTGTATCCAGACCCATCCCCCATAATAATTCTGTTAACTGGGTTATCAAAGGTCAATACCATTGATCCTTGAGCGGCAGACAGAGTGGCCGCGCCTGAGACATTTATGCCGCCATTAACACCGACATACCCGCCAAAATATGTCATACCAGCAGCCACATACATGGAGTATGGGTTGGTGATTGTGACGTTCGTGCCCGCGCTTGGAGCGCCTGCAATGTACAAGGTTGATGCGTTGGTGTAGGTGACGCTGGTGTTGGTCGCAGCAATCGGCGTGATGGCCAAAGAGCTGATTGCACCAGTTGCGTTGGTTGCGCCAATTGCAGAGGTTGTGTCAGTCACAGTGCCAGTGCCGATGTACAGCTTGGCAGGCGTGGCCGCAGCAAACACGGCAGTGCCGCTGAAGTTGCTGTCACCAATCGTGACCGTCTTGACCAAAGTGCTCAGGCCCGTCGTTGAGAAGCCACCAGCAGACAGAGTCGTGCCGTTGAAGGTCAGGCTTGCAGAATCGGTTTCTACGCCGCTTGCGCCGCTGTAGACAACCCGGCCAGAGGTCAGGCTGGTGTTGGTTATGCTGGAGCTGGAAACGCCTGTGAGGCCCGTCAGAGCGGTCACCCACTGGGGTGCAGTGCCAGACGAGGTCAGGACCCGATTCGCGGTTCCAATTGCCAAGAAAGTGGTCGTGTCGGCAGCGGACTGATACGGGACCGAGCCAGCAGCGCCACCAGCGAGGTTGTTGGCCGTCTGCACGGTCACGCTGGTTGGGGCAACCCACTGAGGAACCGAGCCAGTGGAGGTCAGGATGTAGTTGGCCGTACCGATGCCAAGCTTGGACAGCGTATTGGCAGCCGATGCGTACAGCACGTCACCTTGGGTATAGGTGGACTGCGCCGTGCCGCCGTAGGTCGCGCCAAGGGCGTTGGTGAGGTTCAGCGTGGTCAACGTGGTGGTGTTGGTTCCGCTGTTGAACGTCATTGCCGCGCTACCAGCCAACGCGCCTGCGTTGTTGTACTGGATCTGCGTGGTTGAGCCACCGATCGTGCCAGCACCTTTGGTTGCGATCACTTGAACAACGCCGCCGTTGTCCTTGTAATACAGCTTGCCGTCAGTGATGTTGATGGCCAACTCACCGCTGGCCAAATTGCCAGCAGTCGGCGCTGCGGACGCAGTGGTCGAGTAGTAGAGTTGAATCGGTGTGTAATTCGTTGCAGCCATAATTTTTCCTTAGAAAGTCCCGCCTGAGATACCAGACCAAACGGGTCCAGATCCGCCAACCGTCAGCACCTGCCCTTGCGTGCCAATCGGTAGTTTAGCCAATGTCCCTGAACCGCTCGCGTAAAGCAAATCGCCGACCCCATAACTTACGATCGCTGTACCACCCTTTGACACTGGAACAGTATCAAGAGAAAAATCTGTCCCGGTGATGATGATTGGTGTGGTTGCGGTGTAAGTCTGCGAGTTGCTGAATTCAGCAAACGTGATTGGCGTAGTCGTGAAATTGATCGTGCCAACAGTGGTGACAATGTACGAACTACCCTTGTTGACCGTGCCGTTCTGCACAAAGAAATAGTCGTTCTGGCTCAGTTGATTGACGCCAGAGCCGTAAGTGTTTGTGTCGGTTGAGCGAGTCAATACAGTGCCGCCAGTGGCCCATGTATAGATGCCGTTGTAGGCTTGATTGACTTCGTTCTTGACCAATATTCGGTTGGTGTTGAGCAGCGTGTAACCGTCAAGAACACCCAGCGCCACAGACAGCGTGATGGTCGCGCCAACGCCTTCAGGGCCGGGCGCGTTGTACGTCACCGTGCCGCCAGTTGTTGAGGCAAGGCTCGCAGTTGTGGCGGCCTGCACAGCAGCGTGATACGTCAACCCTGTTGCAGCCACGTTGTCCACATACTGCTTGGTTGCAAGCTGAAGGGCTGTCGTTGGGTCCTGAGTGACAGCAACCGATGTCAGGCCGCCAAGCGTGAGCGAGCTGCTGCCAAGCGAGATGGCAGTCGTTCCGATCGTCAATGAGCTGTTTGTGAGCGCACTGTTGGGGATGTTGGTGAACGTGTTGGTCGAGCCAGACATCGACTTGTTGGTCAAAGTCTGAGTGCCTGTCAACGTCACCACGGTGGTGTCAATTGACGCCGTGACCGCAGCAGATCCGTTGTACGAGGTAAAGGTCAGACCAGTGCCAGATGACAGGCTGAAAAGGTTGGACCCCAGAGCAACGCCAGAGATCGTGCTGTTTGTCAGCGACGAGTTGGGGATGTTTGTCAGGGTGTTGCCGATGCCGCTGATTGTCTTGTTCGACAGCGTCTGCGTTGCGTTGGCCGTGATGACAGTGTCAGAGCCGACACTCGCGGAAGTCATGTTGAACGTGCCGCCCGTCACCGTCTTGCCCGTGAAAGTCAAAGCGGCAGGCAAGGAGACAACTACAGTGGTCGTGCCAGTGGCGGTGACCTCATTGGCCGTACCAGTTACAGAAGCCACAGCGCCGATACCAGCAGGGGTGATCGTCACATTGGCTGCGGCTGTCAGTTGGCCTTGGGCGTTGACCGTAAACGTGCCCACCTGAGTGGCAGATCCGTAAGACCCGGCAGTCACAGAGGTGTTGGCAATTGAAATCGTGCCCGTGCCCGTGATAGGGCCGCCTGTGAGGCCCGTTCCGGTGTCGACCAAGGTCAC